TCCTGCATGCTATACACTGGGAAATCGATGTCCTTGCATACCTCACCTAATATCTCAGCCCGATTATTAGGAAATGTAGTTGAGTTGAGGTGGGAGAGGAAGGCAAAGCCAACGAAACCCAAGTATTTCTCTACTTCCCACTTTTCCCTAGATCCACCGTAAATAGCAGTATACGCACTCGTGGGTAGCCGTTCTCCCAAGATTATTGAGCCTGCACTGCTTCCGACGTACACTTTATCCTGCAGCAGCTTTGGCAATAGGTCAGAGAATCCTGACGTATCAAAAGTGCGCATTAGGTAGTCCATGTTGCCGCCGATACAAAAGATAACATCATGAGGTGCAATTCGTTCCTCAATTTCTTGCGGAGAAAGGGCAAGAAGGTTAATTAAGTCTATACCTCCCTTGAAATTGCTGGCTGCGTTATGCAAATTATCAATTGTCCAGTATTTATCTCCTGGATCAACGGCGTAGGCTTCGTTGATTACGGCAACAGAAATGTTTTCCTTAGGTTTATCGACAAGCTGGGCACAGGCGTCAACGGTATTTGAGGTTTGAAAGGCTTCGGAGCATAGGAGCAGCTTCATGGGTGCATTATAGCAAGGACCTGGCGATTAGCTTCACGGTATTCCTCACTGTGCCTATTGGGTTTTATTTTGGTATTTCCAGAACCGACCCTTACCTTCGGCGATCCATCCCAGTGCCTCGTCGACGCGTTGCCTCCGTCTTAGCGCTTCAAGCCAGACGATATAGTTCTTGCGGAACGACGCAGATTGGCTTTCAAAAACTTCTTTGGCAGTAGGGTTCGTCGAGAGTGCTTCCACGAATTATTCTGGAGTTTCTACCAGTTTACTGCCCGCTTAGCTCATGCCAACAAAAAAGCCTACACAAAGTGAGCTGTTTTGTTGGCTGGGCGTGAGCCCCGCACTTCGACTCCCAAATACCGGGATAATACCAGGGTCAAAAGCCCCCACAGCTCTTCGTGTGGATTCCACTCAGACTTTAGGAAATCTGATTTTTGCGGCTCGAACGAGCTTTGGCTTCATCTTCTTTTACGATACGACTTGCAGCTACCTTTTGCTGTAGTCTTTGAATATTTCGCGTAGTGTTATACGGCGGCAAGCCAAGCAGGTCTGGAAAATGATCTGCACGGGTGTAATGTTTTGTACCCCAGTCGGCTGCCTGTAGTATGAGCGGGATAAAGTCCATGCCAGAACTTGTCAACGTAAATACTTCTTTCCGCCGGTCGGAGGGATGAGGGCTTTTTTGCAAAATACCTTTTTCGACAAGATTCTTGAGGCGCGAAGAGAGTATATTACGAGCTATGTTTTCGTCTGACTGCAAAAATTCGTTAAATGTTTTTTTATTGGCAAAGACAATATCCCTAATGATCAAAAGCGACCACGTATCACCTATTATTTCTAAGGTATAACTGATGGGACAATGTGAGCGGGGTATAGAGTCTTTTTTCATTTCATAGTTGCCTTTGCTAATAAGGCCTAGTATAGTACATTTAGGTAGCAATATGCAACTTAAATAAAGAAATATGAGGAGTGTTTATGAGAAAGCGTGTAATTGCAGTTATTGGAGCAACGAGCGAAGTGGGATCGATCGTAGTCAGAGAGCTTGAGGCGAAAGGTGTTGCAGTACGACGCATTAGCCGTGCCGATGGCGTCAATATTGGTGATGCCACTGCACTCGTAAAGGCAATAACCGGTGTGGACGGCGCGTATGTCATGCTGCCTTTTGATATGGCAGCGCCTGATCTGCATGTCCGGGAAGCTGAATTGGCCAAAATGATAGCGAATGCACTCAAGCAAACAGGTGTTAGCCGAGTTGTTAGTTTAAGTACTGCCAGTGCGCATCTAAAAAATCATACTGGCTCAGGACGTGCCGGTGGTATTTTAGAAGAACATCTTGATGTCATCGGCATACCCGAACTGACACATCTACGTGCCGCATTCTTTATGGAAAATTTTGTAAAAGGTATGAACTTTGCCACACAAGCCGACACGGGAGTATATAGCTCGGCTTTTAATGCTGATAGACCAATTGCTATGGTCGCAGCTAAAGATATCGGCATAGTGGCCGCAGACATACTGAGTGGGACCGCATTCCATGAACCGCATGTCCGAGAGCTGCTCGGACCCAGGGACTATACGTTAAGAGAAGCCACTGCCATCCTGGCGGCTGCATATGGTAGCACTGCCGTAAAATACCAACAGGGTACCTACGAAGAAACCCGGGCTGCTATGTTGTCGCTGGGCGTGTCCGAAAGCTTTGCTGATGCAGTTGTTGAAACAGCCAAAAGCTTTAACCGAGGTGATACATGGTGGCAGGAAGCTCGATCACCGCAAAACACCACACCTACGACGCTTGAAGCATTTGCTCAAAAATTATATGGGAAGGATTGATATGCAATCTTACAAATGACAGAACACGCCCACATGAGTTTGAATTTCCCACCAGGCCTTAGTTAGATAAGTAGAATCTACTTGTGAGACTTTGAGTTCACGCCTCATCTCCTCCACACTCAAACATAGTAAAAACGCATACCGCTGGCATGCGTTTTTACTATTGGCTGGGATGGAGGGATTCGAACCCCCGAATGCGGGGTCGTAACTATAGATACGATTCGATCCCTTCTCCAGAAGAGAAGTTTACTTACTCACACATATTGTGTTAAGTGAGTTTAGTTGTAAACTGTGCGAGGTCTTTCGAACCTTATGACCTAATAGTAGCATAAGAGGTTACGTGTGTCAAATACTTTTTTGTTTTACCTTTAGGCTTCTATTATAGCACAGGTGTTGAGTACTTTGTAAACACTTCCCTTTTGTGTTTTTCGTTGACGTGACCATATATGTTAACTGTCGTTGATACACTAGAATGACCTGCGAGGTTTTGTACATCTTGCATAGGGGCACCATTATTTAAGAGATCAGATATTCGAGAGTGCCGCAGTGTATGAGGTGTTACACGTTTATCCAAGCCAGCTCTATTAGTAACGTCATGTACTATCTGCTCGACTCTTGATACGGTTATCCGAGAGTTTTGCCCCGATAGGAAGAGGGGTTTAAAACGGTCGGTACGGTCTTCTAAGTAAGTTTCAAGGTACGCCATAACACTTGGTGGGAAATAGGCTACACGGTGTTTCTCTTGGTTGCGCCTATCACCCTTCCCTTTTACCCATATCTCGTAAAGCCCGTCATCTGCGTAAGTAGCGTTTTCAATATCTGATCTATCCAGGTTTAGTATTTCAGATATGCGGCAACCAGTAGCGACTAATAGAGCAATTATAGCCCTGTCACGATCATTTGGTGCGTGTTTAATAAGCGCTTGCATTTCATCTGGCTCTAACCATGTCCTTTCTTCTGGTTTGCGCTTATTAAACTTAATCTTCGAGGGACTCATTACCCCTAGCCCTGCATCTTCTAAGTAACGTAACATCTTTCGAAAGCGTCCTAAGTCACTATTGATCGAAGAAGGCTTGTTGCCTTTTTGCTGCATATACCTCTTCCAGATAATTATATGGTCAAGACTTACTAGTTCTATTGGTATGTCACCAACAGACCGACTGAATGAAGCCATCATGCTGTCGTAATTTCTAAAGGTCTTTTCACTGCAATCCTCATTGTGCATATTGACCTGATACAATCGGTAAGCTTCGGATATTTTCATAATAGTATTAGACACATTCCTATTTAGCCATTGTGGCCTTACATCCCTCGTCTAACAACATGATTTAGTTCACTTACAGCGGACAGTAGCGTATAGTACTTTCGCTAAGTATTGATGCTAATAATTGACTTCTTTAACAGACATTTAACAACTACACTCCATCTCGTTTACAAAGCCATATAAACAGGCCTACAGGGTTTTTCCCTTTCATTGCCTGCTCAAGGTTATCCCATATCCTAGCCTCTGACAGCTTGTATGCCGCTTTGCACATAAATGGCCGTGACTTAATTGGAACACCTAACTTATCCACAAGTTTGTCGGCAATAACCTCAACTTGCTTACTACGCTCGTATCTACCAATGTCAATGACATTGTAATTGGGTTGTTTAACAACAACATTTACAATGTCATTGTTGTCATGTTTCATCTGTTTACCCTCACTTAATTTAAGCAACACAAAGCCATCCTGTTCGCTGACAGGCTTACGTGTTGGTGTTTAGCAGGGTTCGAACACAATCCTGCTAAACGTTGGTTGAGATTCTGAAAAATCTACTTGACAAGCAAAAACCTCAAACCGGTTTTTAGGCCAATTTGAGGTCTTTAGTCATGGTGACTCAGACCTCACACGAGGTCATGAGTTGATAACTGACAACTCCATAATAGCATCTCTAACGGATAAATACAAGGTGGGACGCTCCTTTAGGAATGTGTCTAATAAACCAAAGCTTTACGCCTGTTCAGGAACGCCCCATTGTGGCGTAAAGGGACAATAGTTTATTAGACAGTTTTAATAATATCATAGCCTTACAGATTGCTAGCAGGATATTAGTATCAGTTAATTAAATGCATGCTGGGCAACAACAATGAAAAGCACTGCGAATGCAACCGCTATGATAATACGGAACGGGTCTTTAATGGTTGCGCGTCCTAAAGTGTAGTCCATTGCCGTAAAACTAAGTACAAACCAGAATATGATCGTTAAAACAGTAGCCATGTTAATCCGCCAAACTTCCACTACATACCGTAGCGATAAATACTAATATAGCTGCAAGGGATGACCAGAACTCATTTAAGAACAGATGAGCAAGCATGTAGGCAAGCAATGCTAGCAGTATACCTATGAGTACTTTCATCAACATCATTTTGTTTCTTTCAACGGTGTGTTAGGTGTTTGATAAACAGCAGCCGTACCACCAAGCCAGGCAGCAAGTGACATAATCACAGCTACGATGTCACCATTAGTTACCTTACCGTCTGTAAGTAGTGGTGCGACAATGCCTATAAATCCAGCTAAGCCTACTAAAAACGAGGCTGCGGCTTTTCTATATGTTCCAAAGTTCTTCATATTACTTCTCCAATATCTGTTTAATCTCAGATAGCTTAGCTTGCGCTTCTGCATCTACATTTGTCTCAAGCTGACTAATAAGTGCTTGGGCCTTCTGTAAACCATCTGCACGAGCCGCGTTATCTTTTTCAAGCTGGTTGATATAAGCAACTAGCTTTTTGTGAGCGTCTGAATTACGCAGTGCGCTATATGTAACCATCCAGTTTGTGCCAATGTACTTCTTCTTGTCATCATCTGATGGCTGTGTTCTAAATAGATCTTCCCAAAATGCCCTAATAAAATTGTCGTCTACCATTAAATCGCCTCCTTTCAAGAGCCAAGGGGTAGTCTTGTCGTATAGTTCAGGTTTGTCATATAGAGATACATGTATATGCCCGTAATGCTGGTCTGCCCCGTTATATTTAGACCATTTACCGTCTTCCCATATCTGACCATCTACAATGACGTACCAAAGGCTTGCATCACGGTTTGCAATTATGAGGTCAGCTAAAACCCTCCCCGGTGTACCTAAGAGAGGTATAGTGATGTCGAGCGCCCGTACCACTCCATTTTCATCTGGATTGTGCTCGCTTTTGCCCTTTTGGTGGGCTGCATCCCCGATGGTTCCGTCAGATGCTTTATTACGCCCAGGATAGAGTTGATTTACCTCAGCAAGTAATGTTAGTAAACGTTTTGCTGTACGCCAATCTGCCATATTTACTCCTTTTCCTTATACGTGTAACTAAGATAGGTAAAGATTGCTAAAGCCATTAGCCCAAAGGGCACGCTAACCGTCACCCAAGCTCCAAGGTGAGTACTTGGTGGCGTCGTAATACGCGAGGCCAGCAGGACAATAAACGGTACGAATGTAGTTACGTAAATGGCAGGCCTAGCTAATGCGTAATACCGCGCCCTTGTCCATTCGTCCTTGGGTCTTCGCACCTCCCGCAACATCTGCGGTATAAGCGATGACTCTAGCAGCACACCAGTAGCCAAAAAGATGCAACCTAACAACGAAAAATAATTAACGTACATTTCTGTGGTCTCCTCCCGTTTGTATGTAAATGCGCATCGTAAACCCGTTTTTATCTAATAAAGCCTTATGCCTCTTAGCGATGCGGCTGGTATCTTCCAGCATGGCCTTACTCTCCTTATTAATGGCCTTAACTTTGTTGTCAGTCTCGGATGGGAAAAACAGCTTGCGGATAGTCTTCATCATGTCAGCGCCTTCCTTTAGCTATGAGGGTTTTGTCTTCGATACGTTCAAGTGTCTTGCCAACGTCGTTAAGCGGTTTTACGAGGTCGGTCTGGTAACGGTTGGCATCGTCAATACGCTTGTCTTTTTCGGTTAGAAGCATCTTAATGAGCGTCCAACAAAGCCCTATTAATATCGCTACGAGCGTCCAAGCCGGGCCATTAGCACCGAGCGACTTAAACAATTCATCCATTACTTATTAGCCTCACATGATTTCAATAAACGTTCGCACGGGACTAAAACCTGCCAGAATACATCTCCGGTATACTTTGTTTCTAAATTGCCTGATTCTGGGTTCACCTGTATCTCAAGGTTACGGCCGTCTTTGCCATCTATACCGTCTTTTCCATTCTTGCCATCGATTCCATCTCGCCCGGGCATACCAGGGAGAGTCACGATCTCGTGCTGGATGTCTTGCTTCGTTATTACAGTCGTAACACCATCTTTCCCGTCTTTGCCATGAAGAGGGCTCGGTAATTGCTGCTCTTGGTTAACGGGGATACTTTGTTTAACCTGCTGGTCTATATATTTTTCAAGAGAGGCATTATCTGCCCTGCGCGTAAAGAAGATCATAACCATGATAAGCAAGAGAGAAATAAACCATAGGATGGTGAACCTCCTCATAAGCTTTTTCTGATCTTTGTCCATAGCTAATACTCGGCGTCAATAAGTACCTGATAACCAGTGTTTGCTATCGTTACATCTAGTTTTATTCCAGTAGCGGTAAAGGAGTTGAACGAAGCTTCTAAGACGGGGGTACTACTCCCAGCAACGTAGTGCCTAACAACATGTGCACTACTATTACGTGATTTATCTCCACATGTAGACATACAGAATTGGTACGTAGCAGTTGCTTTACCTTCCGAGCGGTGGTTCTCACCATCCGTACCGGTACTTGATACCACCGTACAGATTAAGAAGTGGGGTGCGGAAGGTGTGCCCAGGTTAAATGTCTTACCGGTTCCAACTGAGCTTAAAGTGATAGGGCCTAATACATGTGCCATTATGCAGCCTCGTAACTTCCCCATATGTGCATTTCGTCACCTACTCCCCATGCAAACGGAGCTGAAGACAAAACATCAGTGTTCTGTGTATATATACTGTTTGCTGCGGAACAAACAATATATGCAGTTGTCGTACTGCTCATAATGACCGATCCTGGATACTGCCCTGCTGCGGCATCAATGAGAGAAGCTACTCCGATAATCTGGCTGGATGCTAAACCTGCATAGCTAACAGCTGTCACAGGGAGAGTGAATGTACTGCTACCAGATCCACCACCGAGTGGTGTACCGTCAGTGGACACGAGATGCATACGGAAAATAACCGTCTTACCGATCTGTATATATTTGCCAGTCTTTGTCCAATCCCCATCAGTGAACCGTCCAGATAATGTAGGTGTCCATGACTGCCAAGCACCTGCCACGTTAATCGATCCAACGTTTAATTGAGATGAGAATGTAGCATTACCAGAGAAAGTCTTAGCACCAGTGAACGTCTGCGTGCCAGCTAACATCCCTACTTTAGTTGCATCATGAACTCCCGTCGTAGAGTGCTCGGCCAATATGCCCTGTGCCATCTCATCACCCCAGGCGGCTGTGATTACAGGGGCAATAATGTCTCCGATCGAGTTACCGTTGTCTGTCCCCGCTTTCAAAGTGAGGTTAGTAATATTGGTACCTGAGACAATACCCTTCCAATCACACACAGTGCTGTTAACCACGTTGCTACTTGCATCTAATGAATAGGTTTGGAAGTGTACAGCTGTAGTGCTATCTTCCCAGCCGGTAAAAGCTGCCCCGCTTAATGTTGTCACTCCGGGCGCACGAGTGGCTGTAACGGTCGTTGCTACAGGTCGTGAACCATTGGTGGTTTTGGTAATCTTGTCTGATATACTCGCTGCCATATTAAATCCTTACGTTAAATCCTTTGTGCCAATGCGTACGAAACGAGCGATAATGTCCGAAAGCTGGTAGTTAACACCGGCCGTGGTGCTCCCAAGTTCCCAGGTGAACCACTGCACCTCTTCGTCAACCTCGATTACGATTGGTTCATTAGCTGGTGAATAGCTATCTGGTACTGTTGACTGGCTCCACATGGCTGTGCTCCATTGGTGCTCGCTCCACCCAACGAGAGAAGCAGACGAGCTGTACACCTCACTCCCTAGCGGTGCAAGGTCTTCGTCTTCGGTCTTACCAGCCACTGAGAAGGTTATTTGTCCTTCTGGACGCTGCAAGAAAGCTGTGATGTCAATAATCTTTGCCCACTCCATACCGTCTTCACTGAACTTGAGGAGGCCTGAGCTAGCACTCGTTGGGAATGCCTGACCGTTATCACTGGTTAGGAGTGAAGTAGTAAACTCGTATATTTTGTTTTCTGATAAAACACAGAAGTGGGTTGTACCGTTGTTATCGTTATAGAGCCACAACCAATCTGCCGCTATGTCCCATGGCTTCATCCACGCTCCCTCACGGTCAAGGTCGAGCACCCATATTTCGTTATTTTCCATGGAGCCAGAAGGAAGTGCCCAGTAGAGTTGCCCTTCGAAGCCAAGGCCGACGCATTTCTGCATAGCAGAGTTGTTGAGGTTCTTAATATCTGTCTGGATGGTATTAGATACACGGTCAGTAGAAAGGAGGTTCTGTAATTGAGGCTTGGTGCCAGTTGTCTTAAAGCCATCCCTGGATGGATACCAAAGCGAGTCATCGTAGAGAATTACGCCATCTGGAGATTCGGTCCCGTCTTGCCCATTATCTTCAATAACGTCAAAGAAGCTAATGACAGTTTCGCCAATAGTAGTACTGTTAGGGCTCATAAGGTAGCGCTTGCCACGGCCGTTAGTACCACGGCATAAGACAGTAATCTGGGCGTTACCTTTACCATCACGGAAAGGCATTACACGTACGGGAAACTCTTTTGATCCTTTGCCAATCTCAACATAGCCACCACCGTTAAACGGTGAGAAGTCGAGCACGAACTTACCAGTACCACCGAAACGTACGTAACGCGGCTGGTCTTTGTCTCCTACAAGGAATACCTGGCCGTTAATAACAGTGCCTCTAGAGACCTTTGGCCCCGCGGTAGAGTCAGATACAGGCGCGAGACGGGTTAAATCTTGGGCAAGCGAACCATCATCTTTAAAAGAAAGACCATTCACACCAGCGGATACCATGAACTCACTACCGGCGACAGTACCCATATAGACGTTGTAACTAACAGCCCCTGATACAGCAGGCCATGTGAGTGTCACGTAATCAGTTGCAGGGTTCCATACTTCCCTGACAGCTCCAACGGTTACTGATCCAGCAACAGATGCAACCGTTTCACCAACCGTGCTATTGGCCGTAATACGGTAGTAGATGGTGTAGGTAGTGCCGGCTAAGCCTGACTTAACGGCTGTAGGTGCGGAAGGAGTAGATAGCGCTACGAAGGGTACAACAGTAGGTGTGGTTATAACTGTGGGTATGTCGAAGTAAGAGAGGTTGTCTTCTCCGTTCATAACAAGCACTTTGTCGTCTATCTGGATGTAGTGCGTGGGAGCTGTGCTGTCGTAGTACTTACCGGCGACAGCTGTCCATGCCCCGCCGTCCTTACGCACATGGGGTATGCCAGATAATCCACCGGGTGTTGTCCCGGCAATTGATACTGTTGGAGATGTACCACCTGTTAAGCCTGTGCTATCTGCGGTCAACAAGGCGACATTAGTATTTGCTAGTGCGCCTTGGAATGTCACTGTAACGGCTGTAGTTGGTAAGGCGCCACCAGCGCATACGACATCACCGACAGCTAAGTTAGATAGGGCCTCGAGGGCTGATTGTACCGTTGCAGCAGATGCGTTGTATGCAATCCCGGCAGTAGTCTGTCCGGAGTAAGTAAGGGTAAAAGTACCACCTGTAGGTGATCCAGTAACTGAGATAGTCTGTACTTCATTAGTGGAGACTGCCTGCATACAAATTTCCCAATTCTCACTAGAACTGGTCGTCGTACGGACAAATTCAAACACCTCACCAAGAACGGTGCCTACTGGTTGTTCACCATATGGAGATAACGAAGGGCGTGGTTTTAATGTACCGTCTTGGTCAAGGACAACGTTTAACGAGTTTCTTAACCCATCCGTGGGGGTACGGCCATCGTCATACGCAGTGACAGTACCCTTTTGCCAATCTTTAAATGAAAGGCGCTCAATCTTCGGCTTGTTAAACTTAGTAGCAGTAATCATCGCCTATGTGACCTGTTGGGCTCCAGCTGGTGTATGCCGTTTCTATCTGGGCGTTGTTGTCTGTCTTCATGCGTTGCATCGAGGCGTTGGCTTCGTCTACAAGGTCAGCACGTAAGTCTTTGCGGGTAATGTCGTTACGGACGTAATCTGCGGCTACCATTAATACAAGCCAGTTAGGGTCATCTACGGGGATAGTGTCGTTACTCCTGGTCATAGTTTCGGGGTACAGGTAAACAGGGGCGGTAATAGCACCACCGAATAACGGGTTAGCTGAAGTAAAAGCTTTATTAAACCGGATCGTTTTGCCGATCTGAGCGACATAATTGCCCGAAGCATACTCTTTTAAGCGATCCGAACTAACAACATCAAAATCGGTATATTGTGTACTACCAGTACGCGTTATACGTATAGCGTCACCTTCTTGTTGGCTAAGCTTGCGGACTTCATCCCCAAGATCAAAAGTAGCGGTTGCAGTAATGTTGCCTAGTGAATATGCAGGATCATACAAAGAGTTCCAGTCAACACCTGGCTCACGAGCCCATTGACCGATATAGAAGTTAATACTGGCAACAAGGTTATTCCACTTCTTACTGCCAACACCAAAGGTTGGTAACTTGCCTGTTGCTGCCCTGAATGCTTGATTGACACATTCTGCTAGTTCCATTTTTCGCCTAACAAAAAAGCACGGCGATCGCAATTATCGCGATACGCTGCCGTGCTTTACTTGGTTGGCGTTGCTTCTCTACATTATAGCATTTATGCTTGCATTTTGCGAGTTGTGGTTAACTTGGCAAAAGCTGTACCTGGCTTCTGTGGCATACGTACTTTAGGGACACTGAACTTAGGTGATGAGATAGAACCTGTCCTGAAACTTGCCTGGCGTACTCTACCAACGCTAGGGATGATGCTCGATTTGACCTGCGCAGCAACATTAACCTTTACCACACGACCTTTGCTACTACCCTTTGCTCTACCCTTGCGTCCGCCTGATTTACGACCACCGCCTTTAGCTATGGCAAATCCTTTCCTAAACTTAGGGTATTTTACAAGGCCTGCATCATACAGTTTTTGGTCGTACTCGTTAAGCTTGTCTGCATACGTCTGACCATCTTTGTTGCTAGATATGAAGTCGAGGATTTGCTGTTTGCTTAGTGTGTATAAGTCACGGACGTCTTTATCGAAGGTTGAGCCTATTTCTAGCTTTTTTAGCTCCTTTTGGCGAGGGATGTCTTTAACCGGTGATATTTTGCCGTCTTTCTTATCTTGATCGTACTTCTCTTTTGCCTTTTTGTATTCAGCATCTGGAGAAGCAATAAGGTCTGTTTTGAGGCTGGTATTTTCATAACCCAGTTCCTTCTTTTTATTGTCTGAGTAGTTACGCAGACCATCTAGTTTTTGTTGGGTAATAGTACCCTGTGAGACAAGTTTCTCCTGGTTCTTCTTGGACAACTGTAGAATTGCATAGTCATCTTTGCTGAGAGAGTTCTTGTAGTTTTTGAGACGTTCCTTATTGCTGTCACTGATGCTTTTAACATCGGTAGACACCTTACCATCCCCAGGAGTATTTGTTTTGCCTGCGTCTGCGTTAGATTCTTTAGCAAAAGGTAAAAGCCTATTCTTCACAGGTGTACCGACAATAGGTACTTGCTGTAAGCCAAACCTTGATAAAGATGTGAGGTCGGTATAGTCGTTGGGATTCTTGCCCGCTACAACCTTGCCTTCTAGCCTTGAATCGTCCGTAGGGGTGTTCTTTCGTTGTATGGCTTCAGAAACAGCGCCCACGCCTTGAGCAGCAACGCCAACAGCAGGGCCGCCAGCCGCTCCAACTGCCATAGTTGTGCGTCTATCTGGGGGCAAGTATTTGCTACCAACGGGGTTAAGGCTCTGGTATATGTCAAATACAATGCCTGCACCACCGACATTTTGGAACGCTGCTAAAGCGATCTTGCCTTTGTTCTCTTCTTCTGGGCGACCAGCAATCTTTCGTTTTGCTTCATATAGCGCATAACCTAATGGGAGAGCCGCTAACAGACGCGCCAAAGGCTGGAGATTGCCTTTCGCCGCTGGCTTCAAGACTTCGTTACTCATGAATTTACCCTGGGCGTATGAGAATGTCCTAAATTGGCTTACCAATTTACCGAGCGGTGTATCAGTCCATCCAGGTAGATCTTGAGGATCAACCTTAAACTGGGTTTTCTCTACTACTTTGCGAGCAACTTGTATCTGTTGATCTGGTGTCAGTTGGCGGCCGATGTCGCCTGTTACACCTAATCTACGCAATGTCTTCACGTCACCAATTTGCGCGAGCCGGGTGCCATAGTCACGACCTGCTGTAGCAGCAATTGATCGATTCAACTTTTCAACAGTACCGAATAATGGAGCAGTTATCTTATCTACTACCTTACCCGCCGCTCGTTGCCCGAAGCTTGCAAAACCGGATTGAGTACGGATGTCGTTTAATACTGCGTCCGCGATAACCCCCGTATCTTCTACAAATGAACGTGTCTTAGGGTCTAGTTGCTTAAGAGCAGACGCCATGGTACGCATATGGCCCGTAACGATTCCTGTGTTAACATTCTGTGAAACGTTTGTAAGCGCGCCTAAACCAAGACGGGTTGTAGTCACATACCGGCGTATGTTTTGAGATGTCTTGCTCGCTGTGGGGTTGTACTGCTTTGCCCCGACAGCAACGTCATAGGCGTTCTTCGCAGCTTCTGTGTCGCCACCTTCCAAAGCAATCTTTCTAATAAGATCGAGGGCTTTCTCATCTTTAGCCCCGAATGTTTCTGTGTGTGCAATTCGTTTACCTGAACCAGATAAGTAGCTAATTAGACTGTTCGGAGTTTTGTCGTACATAGGCAAGTCTACTAGGCGTGAGGCCTCTAGGTTACCGAACTGACGGTTGCGAGACGTATCACGGGCATAACCTAATAGCTGTATGGCATCTTGCTGTGTCGCTGCTTGCCCACTGCTCACCAAGTGGTTTATGGCCTGGTTGTATGTGTTCTTATCTTTAAACACTCTGTCATAGTCAATAAAGTGTGGATAATATGTCGGGCCGAGGTCACCTACATCTAACCCAGCATTAACCGCTCTCTGGCGTATTTCGGGGTGCACTGCTTGCCATTCGCTCACAGCCTGGGCGATCTTAGGACTGTTTGGTTGCGCTTGCCCTTGAGTAGCATCTACAAAGTTTTCGAAATCTTTACCTTTAAGTGACCTGACTGTTGGTATACGCTTTTGTACATCTGCTAAGAATAGCTCTTGAGTATCTCGGCCCTTTTGTAACATGCCCCCGAGTTCCTGCCCGCTTGGTCCCTGACGCTCGATAACTGAGCGTGTCGAACGGAAGGCTTTGGATAAGTCACTTTCTTTACGGGTCCCAACGGTCGGAAGTTCCGCTTGGATGGATCCTGCATCTCTTCCCTTTATTTGTGGCTGGTTCTCAGGTAAAAGCGGGTTCTGTTGAAAGGTTGCTTGTTCTGCGTCTGGGGCTAACTCCCTGGTAGGAGGTTTAATATTTGCCTCAGCCCTAGCAGGTATCTTAGCAAACCCTTTTTCCCCTAACCCCTTGTTGAAGTCACGGGCAGTGTTAGCGGCCGCTTTAGAAACAACAGGTATAACTGGCGCCACAGCTCCTGCTGCACCGCCTACGATACCACCAGTGCCAGCCCCTATAGCCACATTCTTTAATGTCTCCCCAGGGGTTGACTCGTTTTGCATAGAACTGGAGAGGCCATAGGCGCCACCAAGTGCGGCGCCACCCTTAGCGCCTGCCATAGCGCCGGTCGCAACTTTAGAGCCTAGGGTAAGCCCACTCTTCGCAGCCTGGGCTGCTTTACCAATAGGTACGACAGAGGCTAAGTTTAACGCATCCTCTGCTAGCTGACCTGCTTGTTGACGAGCTGATCCAGTATAAGGGTTGTGGCTTTGTAGCAAAGTACCTACGTGACCTTCTGTGCCAACCATAGGCTGTATGACGTTATTGTCCACAAAGCGCGTTACAGGGTTCTTGAGCGGCTGCACGATAGGCAAGTTCTTGACGGTATCGTAGACAGATGGTGCACGCTGGAACACACGTCCAGCAGCAGCTATGGGAGTTCGTTGCTGTATGTTACGTGATATTTGTGTTGCCTGTTGTACGACGGATTGGTTGTTGGTAGGAGTTCGCTGCTGGAATGTCCGGTTGTTGTCTAGCGGGTTAAAGTGGTCGTATGCCCTACTAGCGAAGTCGGCAACATCGTGTTCCCTGTCTTTTATCCACTTAAGTAGATTAGCCATGTGCTATACCATCTGGTTCTGTTGCTGTTTCTTACCTAGTAAGATGTTTAAGAACGGACTAACCGTATCTGTATATGCAGAGTTGTTTTCTACGCTCGGGCCTGTGCCTTGATCGTATGTATACTGAGAAAGTTCAGGAGCCGCATACGTTGGAGCATTCACGCTTATTGGATTGGCATATTGTCGGCCTAGCTCGGTAATCTGTGACTGGGCGTTGTTAGCTTGGTTAATGTAATCCTGGGCTGCTGCGAGGGCCTGAGCAGAGTTACCACCTTGTGCTGCTCGCTTCTGAGCCTGGAGTTGTGCGAGCGTACTTAATAGGCTAGCTCGTTTCGTAGCAATGTCTGATCCTAGCGCGTTAGTTTGTTGGTATTTCTGTGTGTCTAAGTCTGCACGGCTACCATCCCAGTTACGGTTAAAGTCACCGTAGTTCGTGTCCAGGGCTTGCATGTTCTTACCGAAAGTATCTGCTACCGTACGTAGTTGCTGTGTACCTTGTAGCGCTGCACCATATGGAGCAACGATCTGTGCAGCACTTGAGTTACCAGCACCATGTTGACCTAGTAATCGTTGTAGGGCGTTAGCATTGCGTCCGACAGAGGCATTAATGCCGTTACGAGTGTTTACATTATCTTGGGTAGACTGTGTTTTAGAAGTGTTGTAGTTGCGATCTGCTACGGCCTTACTACCAAGTAGTTTGTTGAGGTTAGAGTTATAGCCGTTATTGATGTTCTCTTGACCGATAGTGTTTTGTCTATCAAGTAAACCAAGTGAAAAGTTTGCGTTGTTAATGCCTTGGTCAAAGTTAGCTAAGTCAGCAGCGTTTACGTTTTGTGGGCCGCCACCTCCACCACCGCCACCTGCTCCACCACCGCCCCTATAAGGGTTGGCTGGAGGGGGCAGGTTTGGATTTCCACCACCAGCGCTTTTTACCTGTGGTGCCGGTTGAGTATTCTGTGCGCTTAGACCATATGGGTTAGAGAACACCACTTGATTACTGCTTGAACCTTGGAAGCTGTTACCAGCGTTCTTTACTTGTGAAAGCTTATCTTGTACCGCATCGACGGGCGTCCATGTTGCAGGGTTATACCATGCCATCTTTAACTCCTAGAAAATAAAAAAGAACTATTTATATAAATAGCCTCTTCTCGTTTGTCGGACTTGTATGCCGTGATCGACGCGCGTTGTATTGCTTATATCTAAGAGTTGTAGCTATAGCCCTTACAGTTGATGCCGACCTGTATGCGGTTGTCTAGCTGGTTGTGCTAATGCTAATTATAGCATATTTAGTAATAATGATCTACGCCTTCGTGGTGGGAGCAAGCGCCCCTCCCTACAGAATCGCTAGAGGTTCCATCATTACATAAAGCCCCATGTGTTTGTGGGGTCAAAGTTGGTTTGAGTGTAGCAAAGTGTTCGACTATATAATAGACATCACTTTGGGTTGACTTGCACACCGCTATACCAGTGAGTGTGTAGTCTGTAGTTAATATTGTATTCCTATGATCGGTACTTCCCATCCAGTTATCTACAATGCCTTTAGCGGATGCCAGGGGTGTGGATTCAAGATTCTCTGAAGCATATCCAGCCGTAGGTAAACTATCAAATATGTAGGTATACCCTTGTTTCTTAGTGTTTGGGTTCACATGTTCGAAATAACCATCCTTAACCATATCGTCACATTTTAACTGCGATGACACCTGCAACTCACTTGATGAAGCTAAGGGAGCTAGTGAAGCCTCTCTACGCTTTTCGTTGATAGCCTTGATGATCTGGTCAGAAGTTGGTGGAGCCTGTGCTACTGTCGTAGCAGCGCTCTTAGAATCATTTTTAGATGAAGAACTTTTGTTAGAGTGGTAGAATACTGCCCCTGCAATTATGGCGATAACTACTATAAGTGAGAGAGACCCTACAAGACTCCAATCCTTTTTCATACCATATATTTATCATACTATTGTAAAAAAGTCAATAGGTGTTATACTTCGCTTATGAAGGAAGACCAGCGGATTAAGTTATACGCAATAGGTATAATCGCTTTAATCATGTGGTTTGTATTTTTCCATACTGAAACACAGAAATGGAACGGAACAGGTGAAGTAAGTTTGTTTCCCGATAGTGAGAGCACAAAGAATTATCGACTTAGTGCAGACATGGACATCGAGGAGAAAAGACATGGTTGGTTCCATTCAGAATATATATACACGGTTAAGACAACGACCTGGCCCAACGGGGGATATTCGACATTTACGAATTGCATTATCCATGAGGATCGCAATCAAAGTTGCGATACGGATGATGGTAAACAGTATACAGTTGAAGTGATCCGCTGGCCCGATATGCCAGAGGATGAAAATAGTCCTAACTGGGCTAATTAAATCATTGGGCTGCTATATTATGTCGTAATCCGTTCCATTCCACTGCACGGTCAGAGATGCATAATGAGTTGATCTAGGCCTGATAATGGTACTTCAACACGTAGCTTTCTAACTTGCTGGTGTCAGCAGCATTTGCGAGTTGCGTACTAATAACGATGTCAACCGCCGCCGTTGTGTCAACCGCCGATGTGACCTGGCTAGTGGTAGATTGTCCGTAGGTTGGTTGGTTGCCCGCATTTGTGCCAGCAATCTGAGAGGTCTGAGAGTTGCGGTTATAAATACATGTCATTGTATGTAGGCGCGCATTGCTAGTAAGTGGGCTGTTAAGGTACAGCGTGCCCGCCACCCCGCCAAACCTAACCATATTTGTTTTCGAGTTGGCATTATTTGTACATGACCAGTTCGTAGTTAGCTCAATATAACCGTTCGGCCCGAGGGCACCTGCAGGTATAGTTAGCGTGACCAAAACATGTTCCAACGTATCGCCTGTGTGCGACCATCCAGTACCATTACTAAGCACCTTAAGGCCGTCATTAACACCAGCCTTGAGGGCTAGTGCGTCGAATACTGCATTCTGCGATGGCGCGATTGTAGTTGTACCATCGTTAATAGCATCGGCTACCTTGGCGTTTATGGCTGCCAGTTGCGCGGTAGAAACAGGTTTGCTGGCATCGCTAGTATTATCAACGTTGCTGAGCCCGACATCAGATTTAGATATACCAGCTGCACCCGCAACAAATGTTGCTCTACCTGTAGTCTCGTCGATAGTTAGACCAAATGTTGGCGCCGCGGAATCACTAATGTAGCCCTTGCCGCTCCGGTAGTTTACAGGGATGTTTGTTTTAGTTGTAGCAGTCCCGATGCTAGCACCTGCGTTAATACGGCCATCACGGTCTACGAAGTAACCAATTGTTGAACCCGTAATGGTTGTCGACTGGGCATTGATGTTACCCCCTTCAAAGGCGTCAAAGGCTATAGCACAGTTCATAGCCGAGCTACCACGTGCGTTAATAGTTGAAGCGCGCTCTGAATGGAAGCCGTGGTTGGTGGCACTATTCGCTGCCGAATTACGGGCCTGGATGTCTGATTTCTCTATAGCGTAGTAACCATGGTTAGTACATGAGTTAGCGTGTGATGAGTCAGCATTCAGAGTAGACCCAGCCCAGGACTGGAAACCTATACCACAATTGTCAGCGACAGCATTATTAGCGTTAATGACGGAGGCGTCTGTCGCGTTATAGCCTATCGTACAGTTTGTAGCGGTAGTATCTAGCGCGTTAATCGTAGACCCGTATTGAGCCTTGAATCCTTCGCCCGAGTTGTCTACTGGGACCGCCCATGCATCAATGCTTGAGCCCTGGAAAGCACCGATAGCGCGTGTCGTACAACTCAGCGCGATGCCGTTTTGCATGCTCACGCTTGATACGTTGCTAGCATTTACACCGATAGCACTACCAGATACGTCCACTTCTGAGGCGTCGACATGGCTGCCGTAAGAGGCTAGTATGCCATAGCCGGTACAATCCTTAGCACTATCACCTGACCAGACGTTAGCGTGGTTACGGGCATTGATACGGGCGTTGTGAAGAGCGTGGTACCCACGAACAGAACGGGCCACGTTGGTTTCGCGCATGTTAGCAAACGAGCCGTCGCGACAGGTAATGGCGTAACCATTAATTGTGTCATGCACCTGGCTCTGATAGAAATCGCCATGTGAAGCCCATATGACGTAAATACCATAGTCACCTTTTGAGTGATGCAGAATAGAGCGGGCAAGATTAGCTTTTGACCCGAATCCAACGTGAACGGCTCGTCCAGTGGCATATGAGAAGTCAACACCAGTTACAGTGCCTCCACCCCCACCGGCACCTCCTTGTGTAAGGCCAGGCATATAGCACGTAGCCGCCGATCCATACAATACCTTGAGGCCGTTGCGAGGACGCTTAACACCAGCACCGGGCCTGAACAGGACACTTGAGTTATGTATAACAGCAACACCATCTTTCGGTGAAGCCGCATAACCATCGCCTTGATCTGGGAAGGCGAATAACACACCTATGATTGGGAGCGCTGCGTTATCTGTACCTCCGAATATAGGTGTGAGGTTGTCGCTATTAACAAGGCCCAGTGGCTGCAAGAGCGTAGTTATAGCGGATGCATCTACTGGGACCTCAGCATCAACACTTGTAATAGTGATCCACGACAGGTCTATGCTACGCGCAAAGACTTGTTCTGCCATGGTGAAGCCACTCTGTATCTGTATGGCCGCCCTAAACCCGTCTTTTTTGTAAAGTGACTTCTTCCGGGATAAGGCTGTAATAGCATCATTTACGGTTGCGTAGTTACCACTCGTACCTACCGTTACGGTAAAGTCTGTGCTGCTAAAGAGTAGGGCTAACTGGGTGTCTGTATAAGTAGTGTCTACTGGGCCGCGCTGTGCCACGGTTCCGGTTGCTGTAATCTGCTGTGCGCCAGTCGTACCATTAAGAGTAATCGCGGAATCGCTAACAACGCCGGTAAGTTCGAAAATCTCAGCCATTACTCATTCCCGACATTCCGGTTAGTTGGGGTACCCGTAACAGTGAATTTCCCAGTCAGAGAGGGCGGTTCTGCGTGCCCGGAAGCGTCTTCCACAATAACGTCGTAGAAGTATTTTCCAGGTTCAACATAGGTGTCTGCATCGTTTAGTGTCCATGCAGTAATACCGCCAGCAGCGTCAGTGTGGGAGGTTATTGTTTTCTTAATTGTTGCGTTTGTATCTGTATTGTCTGAATCGTAGTCGTTAGGCTTTACTGTGAAGTACACCGTGCAACCTGTTAAAGGTACCGCTGCACCTGCTGTGTCGGTGTGGTTGTAGGTAAAGTCGTATGTCCTACCTCTAAATATTGTGATGTTGTTTGCCATTTATTCATTCCATCTCTATATCCCATAACCACGGCGAAGATGGTTAACTATTAGATTTCGACTGCCTTTACGTCTTCACGCTTTCCGGTGAATCTTTCATAACCGGAGTCTTCGTAAAGGGTATCTAGCCAATCTCTACTTATTTGTTTTATGGTGCTCTTGAGGGCTGTCCGCTGCTCTAAGTCACCAGTAAGGTCACACATCTGCATTAAACGCCCGACGAGGTTATCTAACTCTTGGTGTGACACACATACTGCGTAATACTTCTCTCCTGGGTTGCCGGAAGGGGCGTGGATTAAAGGTTTGTACTGTCTTTGAACTGGGTCTGTTACATTCATACTTAACTTCTTTCTCAACTTAACTTCGCCGCAGATAGGGATATAGATTGTTAAAGTTCCGGGCAGTTTCATTTCATGCCCAGGAAAAGTTCGCTCGTAGTTGTACTAGGCTTCGCGTGCCCAGACACCTAAGTGTTTCTGCACAAACCAGGCGGCAGCAGACGTAACGCCGGAACCGATCACGGTCATCTCGTCGCCGACTCGTGCGGTTGCCTTGGTGTTCTGCGCGGCCTTATTAACCGCAGCGGTAAAGCCTGCTCCACTAATGCCATCAGCGGCAACTGGGGCTAGCTTGACGAGAACTGTGCCGTTCGCACCAGTTCCTACCGGCCCGTTTGCTACTGCGGCACCACCATTACGTACAGTAAAGGCGGCTCCAACTGTAGCGGCAGCCGAGGTAGGAAGAGTCACCGTAATGCCATCAGCAATTACGTTCTGCACAATGCCTGCATCAGCGGCAACCAACGACTTGTTTTCCGTGACGTTAACTGCTCGACGTCCATCGGGCAAGTTATAAAGAGTTGTTGGGTTAGCCATTATTTCTCACTTTCCTTCTTGTTAGATGTTGCATCTTTACTATCTTTTGTTGGTTCAGCGGTAGTGTTGACGCCACTAGCGACTTCTAAGTCACCGCTGTTGTCAGTACCACGCTCATCAACCTTTTGTTTTGCTGTTTCTTTAGCGTGTTCCTGGCTATCTTCGGTAGCTGGCTCTACGCGTGCCTTATCCTTATCAGCTGCTGCTTCCAAGGCATTGATGCGGGCGCGTAGACCCTTAAGCTCGTCATCTTTGGCCTCTAGGCCACGTTCTGGTTGTTTGGCGTGGTCTACACTTGGTAGGTCCAGGCCGACTTCCTTTACGTCACCCTCTTTTACGTCGCGTACCCATTCAAAACCTGCACGTACATAGCCACGAGCTTGTGCATCACCGGTAATTGGATCGGTTAGCGCAATTATCTCTTCGCCAGTCGCAGGATGACGGTATACACCACCACTTAGCTCTTGACTTGTTCCACCGACTTGACCGGTGTTGCCAGATACTTCTGGCATTTTTGCCACCCCTTGTTTGGGGCGGGCTAGTGTTCCTTCTGCCATATTAGAATCCCTTCTTGTTTAACTAGGCGATTTTGTGATAACGAACTTTGATACCACTGTTAGCAGTGATGAAGCAGTCGTAGTAACGACGGCCGAAACCGACCATACCGTCAATACCGAAGGAGTCGCCATCCATGGTCTTGATCTTGTTGAACTTGGTCGGTGCAATAAGCACGTCTTTAGCCAACATCAAGAAACCGAAGTTAGTGGGCAGGTAAGAGGTTGGAACAGTGTAGATGTCCATACCCATTACGGTTCCAAGCTTGCCGCTCGCCTTATCGGCAGTTGTTTTGTCACAAGCTGCTTTAAAGGTGGTGTCAAGCCATAGGTAAGCTTCGACTGTTGGTGTCACGTAGACAGCAATGTTTCCTAGCTTAACTTTTGCCTCTTGGAGCGCAGCGCGCTGGTCAAGGATTTTTGCAAAGGTGTTGCTTGAACTTAAAGCTGCGGTAGCACCCTGTGAGTTAGCGACAGCATATGCACCGGCGATTGCCAGGCGATATGTGTCAACAGTAGGTACAGATACTTCGCGTACCTGGCGCTTGACGGCTGCGTCAATAGCTGGAACCATTTTTGCGTCTTCGCGGTTACCACGGTCGATAGAGATTGCGAATGATTTGTCCTGTGACAGAACGAATGTCTGTACAGAGTTACCGATCTCAACTAGTTGACCGTAGCGCATCGTTCCGCTACGTTGGTAGTCGTTTTCGGTAACAACTTCCATGCTGTAGATAGTTACAGCGTTGTTACCGTTGCTAAACTCCAGCTCTACACCGTTGTTGATTACATCTTTAGTTACTGATTCCAGAAAGACACGTTCGTCGATCTTGTTTAGGACATCAGTAGCGTAGTTTTGGCTATATGCCATTGGTAAGTCCTCGCTTGTTTAATGCGGCTACTTATCCCAAAGCTCCATTAGAGGTGATTTGTTTGATGGTCTAGGAGATGCGCTAGACTGTGGGGCTGCACTTGCAACCATATGTTCTGCTGCCTTCTGACCCTTAATCTGTCCTTGTATGGCGCTTTGTTCGTAAGCGTCCGCTATTGGTTTAAATAGCTTGTAAGGCGATATATGGGTGCCAATTATCTGGTTGGTGTACGGATCACGGATAAGGTTAGCTTCCAAGAGTTCAGCAGCTTGCGCTGCGATTTCAGGAACAAACTCTTCCTTATTGTCTGGGTTGAATATGGGGAAGTCTTGCATAATGCTCGACGATTCCTCTTCCAACTGCATTTGTGCTTCGGCTACCGAGTCGTTGTAATCACGAATCTGCAGCCTCTGCTCTAGTGCGGTGACCTTTGCATCAGTCTCAGATAGCCCTTCCTCGACAAGCTCATCAATGGTTTGCGGTTTGTAAACCTCGGCATTGACACGTTCGAGTTCTTCCTTTAGCGCTTTCTTTTCAGAAACGAGCTGCCGGATGCGGGCATTGGCGTCCCTCTTCGCTTGCGGCTGTTCATCGGTCTCCGTTTCCTGATCTGTCTCTTCGGGTGGTTGTTCCTCCTCGATAGACTTATCGTCCGTTTCTGCCTCTGGGTTAGGTACTTCTTCTTTTTGGTCGTCCCATAGTTCCGAAGTACTATCAGCTACTTCAGGGGTATTGTTTTCAGCTGTTGACGGAGCAGCAGTGGTAGTCTCCTGCGTTTCTACCAGTTGTGTATTTACGTCGTTGGCGTTGTCATCTGCCATAATGTCTCCTCTTTTTTACGTCTCTTCGTGGACGCTCCGCGAATTCTGAGATGAATTCTGTGCTACCCCGGGAAGGCTGGAGCAGCACACAAGCCACCTAGCTATCTATGTGTTGCTGTTTAAGCCCCTCCAGGTAATCCAATTCGGTTAACAGATTCGCCTTAGTCTGTTTGTTGGCAAGTACCTGCAATTGGTGCTTTTCGGGGGTATCTGCAACATCTACGTCGATTGAATTTAGTGAGTCGTAAAATCTAATGCGTTCCTCCCAGCGCTTGATTAACTCGGTAAGCAGCTCCCGGCCGGCTTGAGCCTTAGCTTTTTCGGAAGTTTCCTCACGCTTCTGCTCTTCTGGTACGGTTACTTCGTAGTGAGTACCGTCGTTTGGGTATAGGTTGTCGTCCATTACATGCTCTCCTGTAATACTTGGATGATTTCTTCTTCACTCATGCCCTGTTGCTCCATGGCTAGGGCTTGCTGTATACGGCTCGGATCAAAACCCAAGGTGGACAGTTGATTAGCAAACTCTTCGTCATCGCTTAGGTCAGGCGGCATACCAGATGCTTCATTAAGCATTTCGTCTGTAGCGAACTCTGGTTCCTCAATTTCTGGCTGTACTTCACCCTCAATAGGCTCTTGTGGAGGTTCCTGAACCCCTCCGGGTGGTAACTGCGGTTGCATAGCTGCTTGAGCCTGTGCCTGTTGTGCCATGGCCTGCTGGCCTTGTACATGCATCTGTGCCATAGCCATCTGCTGCTCCTGTTCCATCCTCTGCTTGAACTCTTCTTCGTCAACAGATAGTTCTTCGGGGTCTTCCACGCCGGATGACGAGACAATGGTGTTCCAAACGGAAACGATCTTGTCTTTAGGTACGATTGCCTGGAGCGTAGGGGACTTGTCGTAGCGCTCCAGTAGGCCATCCATTGCGTCTAGCTGGCGTTGGTCGTCCTTCATATTTGATGTGCTGGCGTCTACCTCGAACTTGAGTGCTTCGGTAGCTGTATCCCAATCCATACGAATTTTGTTGTCTTTGCTTAGTAGGCTGTCATCAAAGTTGGAGAGTTTACGGAGCTTCGACGCAGTTGCATTGTCGAGCTGGATCTCCTCTATACCGGTGCGCTCAGCAAAGTAGAGGTTAATGGCTGTCTCACTCCAGGCTGCAAAAAAGGTTTCAAATTGTTTACGGACGTGATTATCATCGACAGATACGTTGGCAGCCACTTGTTTGACGCCTGAGTCGGTCTTACTAAAGCCGGGATTGCCAATATCCGAACTGATAGATGTGTCAGGGCTGGAGGCGAGATTAAGAAGCTGTGACTTCATGAGCCCGTAAATCTCGGGGTACTGGGTAATAGCGGTAGAGTCGCGCTTGAGCACTTCCCAGGTAGCGTTTGGGTCTGTACCAACGTCGATAATCGCGTTAGGGATAAGCTTGGCCTGGGTCTTATTCCAAGCACCACGCTTAATCGTAGGAGGGGCAAGCATTAAGGCACGCTCGAACTGGTACATCTGCATGTCAGAGTCTAGTAGGTTCTGTAATGGCGCTAATTGTTCAATCAGCCCCCAGCCGACAGGGTTGTACCCATCAATGTCTGCATACATTGTGTCTAGCGGGGTAAGTCCCCGCGGGTCTTTATTAGCTTTTACACGCACGATCTTTTTGCTAGCTGGATGAAAGGAGAAGAAGTCAGCTCCAATACCGTCTTGGAAGGCATGGATAATCTCAATTCCGCCTTTATCTGCGTTTTTCTTATCCTTCTCCGTGCGGGACATCTGCTCTTCAGATTTAGCGGTTACTTTGTCCCTAATGTTTGCAAGTTCTTTCAGGTCCCATGGTGATTCATACTTTTCACCGCGTGCTTGAGCTTGCTTCATGAGCCACTTTTGTTTGTAGATCTCTGCGTCTATATCCCTGGGCTGATACCATGCACTCAGGAATTTAAAATTGCTGTCGAGGGAAGAGAGTTTACCAGACTGATAGAGTACATTTTTAACAAACGGCAAGGTCATATCGGTACCGAAGTACGTACCACGCCGTATAAAGGGGGTATATGCGGTACAGGAACCGTACATGAGGGTGTTCTTAACTGCTAGCCAACACTTTTGTAGCAATGCGTATTGCATGTTGGCATTAGGGATAATGCGGTTAAGGTAGATAAAGCTAGCTATAATACTAAGCCAGTCGTTAGTATCAGAGACAACCTTACCTGTAGGTAGTTGTTGGATGACACGCCGTGGTGTCTTTTGGATGATAGAAGAAGCGGTACCGTCCGTTACCTTCGGGTACTCTTTTGCTATACCTGCGTGAGGTTTGTTGCGTGCAATGCGCTCAAATTCGTTAAGAGGGTCAAAGAATCCCTGCATATACGACTTAGAGTCTTCGTATGCGTCGAATAGGTTGTTCTTATCGAGATATTGGAATGCCAAGAAAACACGTGCCCGTTTCTGCCATCGTGCCGTGTTTTACTTGGTTGCGATTTGCTTGTTTGTATTATACCACTAATGGTTTTATTTGTCTAAGTGCTCGTTGTGAGTTACCCAAATCTCACCTCAAAGGCTTTATCGGCATTGGTTATTACCGCCTGGTTGGCATTAACTTTCATACCGGGAGTCTGTAATAACCCTATGCCTTCACTTTGTAGCCCGGCTACGTCAAGGTATCTCACCCCTTCTGTTCCGGTTATTTGCCCACCTACAATCTTGGCGCCGCGGACAATTCCAATGTGTTTACCGAGTAAACGCTCGATCAGGTATATGCGTAATTTAATGGGCAACACCATCACACACCTTCCCTTCGTACAAAGAGTGCCGATTTAAACAGATCCTCAGTGGTCTTTATCTCCTCCCATTCGCCCTTTTTTGGGCGATGAGTAATAAAGATGCGTGGTGGATCAGTAATCGTACAATCCTTCATGTTGTAGTAGGGTTCATGCCCTACTTTTCTAGAGTGATGATGCTCTTTTGAGCTGCAGTAAGGTTGTTGTTTCTTACAACCCGTATCATAGAAATGGGTGATAGGTTCATAGAACCAGCCCAGATCGGTGTCAAATCTGAGTTGCCAGTCCTTCATTAAGTGTGAAGGGGTATAGCCTAATACTATCTGGTCGCTAGTCATGACATCACCTTCGGCTTAGTTGCATACATAAAGAACGGGCCTAAACCGCCAGGTAAGTAACTGTGCATACCATACTTACGCTTCCATACAAAGTACAGCCAACGTCTCCCAGCATCCATTGTTCTAACGGGGTACCATGCGAACCATCTGTATTCTGGTGCTATGGGGTCTGCGAATGTGCATGTTATTTTAGTCATCGTTTGGCCTTTCTTTGCCTACCCACTCAAAACGTAGCCGAAAAAGCCACAGGTCAATAAGCAAGACGAATTCGTATTTTGATACATAGGTTTTGTATGTCGGTCGCTCGGCAAAGTCTAGGGTCGAGTAGTGAGGGATCGTCTTTTGTTCGTAAGGTCGTCGCCTAAAGCTAATAATCGAGGGCTCAAACCAATCTACAGACTGCTTAAATAGGGAGCGAAAACGTAGCATGCTCTTCATTACTCTATACCCGCAGCTTTCTTAGCAGCACTGTCGATTGTACTACGAGAGTATTTACTTTTGAGCTGGGGCAATTCTAAGTTAAACCTTTCATACCATTCCTGGCCGGTCATGAGCACTACTTCGGGCATATCTAATACCGCCAATGTATCTACGCCATTCGTTAGCACCAGTTTATCGTCGACCCTGACCGCATGGGTGTACACGACGGGAGGTTTAACATTTAGAGAATGGACGTTGTCAACGACTGGTATGTGCTCAGTAGCATCCTCAACCAGAACTATGTCGCCACGATTAAACCATCCGGCCTCTATGAAGGCTTGTTTGATCTTCTCAATTGCCTTACGTGGTACTTTTATTACTGGAACAGCGCCATAATATGCGACTACATGGCAGTACACATCTATAATGCCTGGCAGTTCTTTATCTAAATCTTCGCACATTTGTAATAACTCCTTTTTGATGCCTCGTTTGCACAAGCGCGACAACGTCGGTTGACACGTCCCCCATAAACATATGTTAGGGTATTGTCTTGGCTATATGGATGTCCATGTCGGCAGGCAGCTCTGCGCCTACGTTCAGCGTTAACAGCGGTTGTAACAGGCTCTAGATGGTCTGGATTGATACAGGGGGGTGTTCTACATAGATGGTCGAGCTCTAATCCAATGGGTATACCACCTACCATCGACTCGTAAACAACACGATGGGCAAGTTTACTGCCTAAGCGCCCATAGCCACCTTTATCTATATATCCGGCCCATAACCAACAGTCACTCATACAATCTCCGTCCACCGCTTAATAACAAAATAAGAGCCATCCACATTATGGCGTGGGTATTCGATGGTAAACGCTGGCAACATCGTGGGGTCTTCATCTTTTATTAGAAGCGTTCCATCCTCGCGTAGCTTAGAGATTAATTCGGTGAACTTAATGTACAGTGACATCTCTTGTTGCTTACCGCTGACCTTTTCCCGCAGAATATATTGCTTATAAGTCTGTGCCACTTCATAACCCCTTATCTTACGTATCATTGTCCGCGTCGAGTTCGTAGCTTTGTCTATCGTGACTGTTTCTTTTTCAACACCGTAGCGCATCAATCAATATCCTGTTCAGGGTTAGCTTCTGCCCGCTTTATGACATCCTCTAGCTGTACGATAAACTCCTTGGCCTCTTCAGGCGTTCCGATTACCCACTCTTCGCAGCTGTGGCCGAGCATGATCTTTCGGGTCTCATCCCCATACTCTTTTTCATAGGTTATTATTGGTTTTCCGTTATTGTCTCTTCCGTCCATTCTTACCCCCACATACTTGTTACGTCACCTGTAGATACTACGTCGCTGTCATCCGGAGATGGGAAGTACGATTCTAACGCATACCTTGCCGGGTCTAACAGGTGGTTATCTATATCAGGTGCTTCATTAATAAACTTGTCAGTGAGCCTGTCTTTAAGCCATATGTAGCGCTCGTATTCTTTCTTTAGGTTAATACTTCGCTTAGTGGCGGAAACTCTAGAACCTTGGATGAAAGATATGCCTTGATTAATGGAGCCAGGCCCTTTATTAGCGCCCAGGATGTTTGTTCCGTGCATACGCATCTCGTCTATGGATTTAGGTTCACTAGAGTCGGCAACAACTAGGGTATTTGGTTGGGGTAACATGGCAATGAAGTCAGACAGTTGTTTGTTGCTCATACCGTACTGGTAGAGCTGTTCGTCTAAGATAAAGCCACCGTTGTATTCATAGACATCAATAATGCCAGATGGGTCGTTGGTATACCCGAAATCCAAGCCACGTTTAACCAATCTAGCTTCATGTGGCACTTCGTCTATCCACTGCCAGCCTGTGTATATCCGTCCTTCTATCTCACCAAGCTGCCCTAAACCGTATACCTGCCACCACATCTTGTTGTGCCGGTGGGCTTCGATACGTTGAACTACTACGGGGTCTAAGGCTTCATTGTCTTTGTACGTGAGCGTAATGAAGTCATATCTGCCTGCGTACTCTGGGTTATTCATTATCTCGGTGTACGCCCAGTATTCACTTGCTGGGTTCCAGTCTACGAAGATAAGCCACTTAGTACGTACCATAAGGTGGTCTGCAATAGGCCAAGGGATGTTGTTGCCTTCATTTATATACAGTATCCACCGTCTTGGCCCATGTACTTTAGAGGGAGCGTCTGCGCTTAAGAAGTGCATCTTAATACCTGTCTCAAAGGTATATTCGCTTAGCGTCTTGTTCCACCGTGCGTCATCCCAATAACCGTGGGAACGCATAATGTTTTCAAAGTCTGCCATAGCACCGCCACGCATGTGTGGCATGGTTTCAGAAACTACATCAATAGGCAGGCCGTACGAGTCTTCTACTGTAGATGACTGGGCTATGTCTATAAGTATCTGTAATATACCGATCGTCTTAGATGCAGAAGTACCACCAGCTATTAGGCGTATGTTCTTCCTAAGCGCTAGTATTTTCCTGGTCGCCGTTGTCAGCTGAAACACTATTGCCTCCTAATAGTGGTTTGGGTAGTTCCTTAACGTGTAGATCTTGTTCGGTCTTGTCTACGTATCCTGCGTTATTCTTTGCATCGAAGATAAATATAGCAGCAGGCATCTTATTTTTCATGGCTAGCTGCTTTTTCTTATGATAAATCCAGTTTTTTATACTTTTTATGGCGTCGGAAAACTCTGTCTTCTTTTCATACTCAGCTAGTAGGTCACGCCATGCGCCAATATAGTCACAAAAGCCTTCGATGTCAGGTACATCCTCTACGAGTTTGCCTTCAGGTCTAAACTCTTCTTTCCATGCTTCAAACTTAGCCCAGAGCTGGTCGGGTGTCTCGAACTTAGGTGGGCGTCCGCCGGGATGTGCCATTACAGCTCCTCTACCCATGATTTATACTTTTCTCCAGGTGCTGACTTCTCGGCTACTGAGATTGTGATCTTACTCGCATCCTTAAACTTCGGTGAATGTATTTCTACTGGAACGCACTCATCTATGGTGAATGTATTAACGTAATCTGTGTGGGCTACCCTTATAGTCACTGTAATTAACTGACCAGTATTAAGGGACAAGTCTTTCTTAAGCTCATTAAGGGCTTCGATACAAGTAGCTACATCTTGGTTTTGCAGCTCTTTCTTCAGAGCATCTATTTTTTCGGACAGACTGTCGCTCATTACTGTTTCTCCTGTATCTGTGCATTCAGCACGACGTTAAGGGCTTCTATTATTATTGCCATCCATGAAAGGCCTAGAATAAACTGTGGTTCGTGTTTGGCTAAGGTAAGAGCGGTAAGCGGCCATCCTACTGCAGATATACCGAGTAGTGCCCATGCCATGCTGATGCGTGCTTTAGCCTTCATGCTCTTCCTTATCCACAATATTCACTTCATCAGACTTATATGTCTGTGTGGCTTCTGCAAAACACTTCTTACTTTTCTTATTAATGCGGACTATCCTAAATGACCTGCGTACACCGTGGTCGTTAAATATAAGGATGTTACCTTTCTTTAGCTCTTTAAAGGCTGTTTCGTTTAGTTGGTCTGATAGGTCTACAAGCATTATCTTATGTCCCAACTATCCCGTCTCCAGAAATAATAAGAGGCTGATTTAGTTTCAGCCTTGCTTTCTATGTATGTGGGTAAGTTATATTGAGGTACTTTGAATATGACACCGGTAAGTGTCTTTGCTCTATCTAATATCGTTTTGTTACGAGGCATAAGCGAGACGTATCAGATACGCTCGCACAAGGGTCTGGAGTATATGAATACTCTCCTAATTTGTAGCTAATTTGAGTGAGCTATCAATGTGCCAGGTGTGTTTTCACACGCCTCGCCTTAGACTCGTATTATAGGAGAAACCTCTTGTTGAGGGCAGTATACCATTTATGCTTGTGTTTGTCTATATAGCGGTGGTAATTACACATTATACTTGACACTTACTATTAAGCGCGCTTAATAGTAAGTACAATCAACTAATGGCGAAAGGACAAATAGCCATGAAAGAAGTAATCGTACGCATCACAAAGAACTATGGCAGGGAAGCAATCTATCCTGTTAACGAAGTAGCACAGGTGTTTGCTAGCATCCACGGTACCAAAACGCTCAACCGATGGCTTATAGAAAAGATTAAATCACTGGGCTATGAGGTTAAAGTTCAACAGGAGGTATTGTAGTGGCTATAAATACTGACGATTTAGCAGGCCAAATACGTACCATGAGCGTAAGGAGCAAACTATATAAGACTCTGAAGGCTGAATTGACCCTACTAGGTTATTGGAAGAATAAGCCCAGAGGTAAGCACGATAAAGGCGGGATGAACCCTAAGAAATAAAAGTGTCCCGGAGACAAACGGCAAGGAGCTGAACCGGGACTTTTATATTATAGCAAAAAGCCCACCTATATAGTGGGCTAGCGAGTTTTGGGAGTACGTATATTATACCATACTTCTATGTAAGATAGTTTGATTCTATGTCAACCTCTATGTAAACAAATAAACGCCCTTCTTGGTGTCAATAGGCATGGAGCCTACGTTTAACCATTGAGGCGTTATTTGTGTAGCGTATAAGTAATTAGCTTACCCGCCACTCCGGGAACCTGTAGCCAACAGTTTTTTCCAATACTATAGGTCGTAGCTTGACCGGTTTTAGCTCTCTATAGTACAGCTAGGTGGCTAATCCTAGATACGTCTGTATTATACCACATACCACTAGCTTACTTACTGGTGACATAGCTAGAGTTTCTCCGCGATTATTAACGCGGCAATAACAATGCTTGCGCCAATAAAAAAGCCAGCCGTACCAATCCCCATATCTACGCGGAATCGGAAGCTCTCGTTTCGTCGCAGCCTGCCTACAATCTCTGCGATTAGAGCATCTTCATCGAAGTTAGGATTGCTCATACTGGTGTCCTTTCTATTAACAAGCCAAAACGAAGCTTGTAGGGATTACTGGGGCTTACACCACCGATTGGATGTACCTCTGCACTTTTGACCACGTAGACTTCACCATCAATTGCGACCTCGGTGTTGACTAGCTGATTTGGATGCCAAAGACCTTTAGGAAGTTCCTCATTGACACAGACTACGTCACCACAACCCTTAACGTGAAACCAGTCATTACTAGTAAACTCGTACATTAACTGTGTGGCGTCCTTTCTAACCCCATTATAACCGCGTATTTAGGTGTCACGTTACGTTGTTCGATGACCTGCCATGATTTAGGCTGATGCTTTTGTAATATATATGGTATCTGATTGAGGGCATCGACGTATTCGATTGTGTAGTGCATGGGTGTCCTTTCTATCCAACTTTCCCTTCTTCATAGCATATGACGCATGGCTCCCGCTGCCAACGGTGGGTACAGATAAAGTCTTCTGGTGGTTGGGGAGTGAGGCAGCCGCACATTTAATGGTAGTTTAACATTACGTAGGTAGTTTTGTCTTGCTTGAGTTATCCGCCTCCCTGATAGGGCTTTCATCCTTCATATGGTTGTAGACTGTCTCTACAACTGTCTTCGTTCGGTCGTTAGACCATTTCAGGCGGGCTGCGATGCCTTCGACTATATAGCTGCCCACAATATCATGCATTATATAGTTAGAATAACCGTTCTTGTTGACTGTTTTCACATATGGTTTACCAATGTCATGTAACAGGGCTGACCACCGTAGATCAATATCATTCAGTGTGTTTTTCACAGTGGATAAGGTGTGTTCCCATAACGTTAAATCGTGGTAAGGTGAATCTTGGTCATAACCAACCTGTAGCCAGAGTTCGGGGAACATAAACTTTAGGAGATACGAATCTGCCAGCACTTGCAAGCCTTTTTCTGGTGTCTTAGACACTAGCAGTTTATCCATTTCCTGCACCCATCTTTCACGGCTGACCATCATAATCTTCTGGGCATGTTTTCGCATTGTCCCGATAAAATTTGGATCGACCTCAAAACCTAGCTGTGCGGCAAAACGAGCGGCTCTAAGCATTCGTAAAGGATCTTCTTTGATACGCTCTGTGCCATCGCCGACGGGCTTTATCTTGCGCTCTAAGATGTCCAGGCGACCACCAAACGGGTCGATGAGCCTGTCCCCTCGTAAGGCCATAGCGTTAAATGTAAAATCACGCCTACCTAGGTCTTGGTTAATGTCACTTACATATTCAACTTGTGGCTTGCGGCTACCAGGTATGTATCGCTCTGTACGGAAAGTTGTTACCTCGACAAAGTAGCCGTTGCTTTTGAATCCAACAGTACCGAAACGTTTTCCCGTAGAATAGGCACGCTTACCGGCAGATTTGACCTTTAGCTCTACCTCATCTGGTAACAGTGGAGTACAGAAGTCGTAATCCTTGGGTTCTTTACCAAGTTGAGCGTCACGGACAGAGCCTCCAACGAGGTAAACATCACCTAAGATGCCTACGACCTCTTTAATAACTTGCTCGTTCATTACTATACGCTACTTATCTTTAAATACAGGCTCGCGTGGGTCTGTAATGAATATCTGGGCAATACTGAATATCCAAGCTAAACCAAGCATTTTACCTAAACCAGCCAGCGCCAACACTGACCGTAACACTGGTGACATCGTTACACTTGATGAATCCACCAAAGTTACCGACGCATTTA